CACCGCTGGTGTCGAAGGATCGTGAGCGATGGAGGGGGTCTGGCTTGTCCTCGTCCTCGGCCCCGTCCTTGGTGTACTGGACCGAGAGCTGCCACGCCTCGTCGCCAAGGTAGGAGAGAGAGTAGCTCTCGACCATGAGCTGCATACCAGGAGCGCCGGGATACTGCCAGTACGATCCAGAGATCGTTGTGTTGATCTCGTTGTGAACCTCGACATCATCAGCCGAACCGAAGATCTTGTAGCTCTTGACGTATGTGGATTGAGATTTCTTACCCAGTCGCACGATCGACGCCGACCGACTCGCGCCATCTTCAACCCAAGTAAGAGTCATTCGGACACCCTCTCCATTTCCTGTTTCTTGAGCGTCTCGTGAATCAGCTTCAATGTCTCAAGCTGCTTCTCTGTGGTCGTGGTGGCGCCGAACCCCATGCCAGCGCCACTGGCACTGAACGACCCGACCACCTCTGCGGTTTTCCCGAGGTCTGTCTTTGCGACGTCTGCGGCCTTGGAGGTCTGCTCGGCGTCCTTCTTCTTTTGCTCGGTGTCCTGACCCTCGATGGCTCGGGCCTTGTCGACCTCGACAGCCTGGTCGTCAATCGCCTGCGTCAATCGGTCGAGGCTCTCTGCGCTTGCACCAGCGGCCCGCAGACGCTCGACCTCGGCATAGAGGTCACGCAGGTCCTCCACCGTCTTAGCGCTGCCTACTGTGCCTTCCACCGCCATTGCGTATTTGTTGGCCCCCAGCTCCGCTCGCTTGCCCTCGACTGCGGCATCGGCTGCGGCGACACCTTCTTGCCTACTGTCGGCACGGGCCTTGGTGCGGTCGGCTCTGTCCTGGCGTGTCTGTGCGTTGGCGTCCTCGGCTGCGGCGACCCTGTCGTTAGAATCTTTTCTACCCTGTTTGTTTTCCTTTTCTGCCTTGGCAGTGCGGCCAGCGATACCAGGTCTCGCAGCCTCTCGCTCGACAGCTCTGGCCTCGTTCTTGTCTTTGACTGCCTTAACTCGCTTCTCTGTGTCTTTCGCTCTCGAGAGAAACCCAGTGACCCGAATCCACGCTATCTGGATATTGGCGACCAAGTTATCGAACGCCGCCATAATTCCGTTGACGATGTTATCTATGGCCCCCATCATCACAGCCCCAGCCGTGTTGGTGAGCGCTGCGAGCGTGGTCCATAAAGAATCCCATGTCGTGTACACCGCCGTTCCAATGTCTCCGAATACGTTCTGCAACCCCTCAAGCCATGGATCGACATAGGACATGATCGCAGCCATGCCCCGCAAAAACCCTGCGGTGAGACCCAGCCAGAGCATCGTGGCCGCACCTGCCAGATCGCCCGAGCTAATGGCGTCAGAGATGCCACCGAAGGTCGAGACCGCTGTGGCCTTGAGATCGCCAAAGACGACGCTGGCATCTGCCACGACGCCGGAGAATGCGGTAGCGATCGAGCTGCCTGCGGTGCTGGCGAGGTCAGCCACAGGGGCCAGAGCGCCAGAGATGCTGCCGCCGAATGAATAGAAGAGCGCTCCCGCTCCAGCCACCGCCGCACCCAGTAGCAGGAATGGGGCCAGCGGTAGGAGCCACGCCGCAGCCATCGCGGCGGTGCTGGCGACCGTGCCGGCCAGCGCCATCGCCACGCCTCCAAGATACGATCCCATCCCAGCCAGACATCCAGCCGCCCATGTGGCAACGCCAGCCGCTGCGGAGGATACCCATGCCACTGCCATGGTCGCTGTGCTGACAACAGTCGCACCGAGGGCCACAGCGAGGCTCGCCACATAGGTCCCGATCGCCCCTGTGGTGGCGATCGCAAATGCAGCAGTCGCAGGCAAAAGGTTTGTGAGCCACGCACCCGCCATCAGGGCAGTGCCTACCACCGTCTCGGCCACAGCCATAGCGATGGCTGCGACATACGTGCCTATGCCCACGGCCACGCCAGCGACGAATGTGCCAATCGCCGTTGCGATCCCACTCAGCCACGCAGCGGCCATCGTGGCAGTGGCTACTACGGTCTCGGCCACAGCCATGGCGATCGCCGCGATATAGGAGCCAATTGACGCTGCGGCCTGCACGGCAAACGCTGCGATCGGTTTGGCCGCACTGGTCGCCCAGGCTGCGCCGACTTTGGCGGCCATCGATATGGCAGAGGTCGCCGGGGCTGCGATCGCGGCGAGGTCCTTGATCAGGGACTTCCCAAACCCCATGCCGAACTTGGCGAGGCTCTGGGCAACAGGTCCAAGGAATGCAGCGGAGATCCTCGCAGCCGATGCGACGGCACTGGCAGACGTCGTAGCCGCCGATGCTGCGAACCCTGCGAGGCTTTGAGTCGCAGACACCCCAAACGAAATCACGGCAGAGGATGCGGAGAGAGACGCTCTGGCGACGACTCCAAATCCACTCAAGGCAGCCGACCCGATGGTAGAGAGTGGCCCGATCGCCAGACGGGCCGCAGTACCCAAGACGTACAGAGCCTTGCCAGCGATCGTGATCGGCGACATCAGCAGGCTGAACACCTGCACCAACCCAGTCACGCCTCTAGTCAGGCCCAGCATCGCGTTGCCGAACGCCGACAGGGCGACGCCAGTGGCAAAGATGCCCGCCGAAACCTTGAGCGCCATTTGCACGAGGTCTTTATTCTTGTCGAGATACCGAGCGATCGCCGCTGCGTTGATCGTCAGGATCTTGGCAATCTCTGTCAGGCTTGGAGCCAGTGCGGAACCGATGGCATTGGAGATTGCGCCCACCGCCCTATGCATACTCGTGAGCGCAGAGCCAAACGCATTGGCACTCTTGGCACTGTCGGTGCTCATGACGATCCCGAGCTCTTCGGCCTTGCGTGCCATCTCGTCGAGGCCAGCCGTGCCGTCTGCGATCATCGGCAGGAGTTGTACGCCAGCCTTGCCAAACAATTGCATAGCCAGAGCCGCACGCACAGCAGGATCTGGGATCGCCGCGAGGGCTCCCACGATGGCCCTGAATCGCTCCTCTGGCGTCATGCCTGAAAGCTGTGCCATTGAGAGACCGAGGCGAGCAAATGCCGCAGTCGCTTCCTTGCTGCCGTTACTTGCCTCGGCAAACGATCGATTGAGGTTGATGACGCCCTTGGAGACATCTTCGAGCGTGGCTCCATTTTGCTCGGCTGCGAAACCGAGTCGGCCCAGAGCCTCGACGCTCATGCCGGTCCGCTTGCTCATGTCGAGCAGGGCAGAGCCAGCCGAGCCAAACGCCACCGTCGCGGCGATCATGCCACCAGCAGCAGCGCCACCGATGGCGGCGAACTTGGCGCCGATGCCAGCCAGCTCGCGGCCCACGTCGTTGACGCTTGTGGCGAGGCCACGCATCGCAGAGCTGAACGCCTTTGTGTCGGCTCCAACTTCTACGAAAACTTTGCCAGCTCTGACTGCTCCTGCGCTCATGGGACTTTCTTCGCGTTAGGTCCAAAGAGCGCCGCTATTTCAGCGGCAGTCGCTTGGCGAGGAGGTGGCTTCTTGGCAAATGGGTGGTACTTGTAGACGTCTGCGGCAGGCTTGCCCTTCTCGCGATTCATGTTGGCCTGTTGGCACAGGAGGTTGGCGGTGTGCCACCAGTCATTCTCTAGGCGACCATCTCTAGCGAGGACGAGCTGTCGATAGGTCCACTCTCCGGGGTGGACTCCAAGGATTCCGGCTGCTTCCCAGATGCAATCCCAGACACTGCGGCGTCCACGTCCAGCGACTCCATCTGCGTCATCGCGTTGGTCAAGATTTTTGCTGTCATCAGCTCGAACTTTGCGGCCATGGCTGCGACCATTCGTCGCAGCCGGAGCGGGAAAAAATCAACGATTTCGCTTTCCAGCGCCCTCGCTGCATCCTCAAGGGATTCGCCTCGTAAGCCATCCAAGAATTGTTCTTTGGTCAGGTTCTTCTCGGCGATCTGTGCGATGAGCAATGCGGCCAGCACCTCGCCCAACTTTGCGAAACTGGATCGAATGACTGCGAGGGTCTGATGAATTGTGCCGATGTCCACCAGATCAAATGGCGTGGGCTTCTTAACCTTACGTGTGCTGCCATCAGCGAGCGTCTCGTCTGATTCCACATCCACACTGACGAGGTCACGCACTCGCAGGGCAGAGGCCACAGTCAGAGCGATAAGCCATGGCCTACCCTGATCGTCCTTGAATTCTTTCATCGAAGTCCATCCTTTGTGATCTTGAGTTCCACAGTAAAAGCCACCACATCGTCCAACGGGTCAGACTCTCCGACGTTTGTCACGATCGCCACGAACGTCCACCCACCAGCGCCACCGCTGACTGTGACTTGCGCGCCAGACTCCATGGCGGTGATCATCCCGACAGCATCGTCAGCGTCGATAAATTCGACCGTACAACTCGCGTCGAACCCGGTCGAATAGACAGAGCTATAACGCGAGCCAAACTCGTTGATGTCGATCGTCCTGGCGGTCTCGCTGAATGTGGCGTTTCTCGCGGAGGTGACTGTGCCACCCACGGAGACTGTGCAATCTTTGCCGAGAGTGATCGCCATGTCGGCTCCGAGTTAGCCGAAAAAATTCAACTCGACGGTGTAGGTGACTGCTCCGTCGATCGATGCATTCTCAGTGACGCTCGTGGCCTGCATACCGCTCACGGCAGCATTGCCAGCCACAGTTGCCATGAGACCAGCCGAGTCATGGCATTCGATCGACCAGCTCTTGCTAGTGAATCCAGCAACCATTGTCTTGTATCCGCTGCCCATGTTCCCACGGTTGCTGATGTCGATTTGGTCGCAGGACTCTGTGTACGTAGCAGAAATAACATTTGCGTTGGATACGACCGGAGTCGATGTACCTGATGGGCCGAGAGTGATTGCCATGGTGTCCTCTGTGGAGAAAATAGACTACTAGGGAGCCGAAGAGCGTGAGCACGAAACGGAGAAGGTGACGATGCCATCGATTGGGGAACTTTCGGCAACACTCAGTACGATGAAATCGTCAGACAAGCCGCCAGCAGTGATGCTAACAACGTCGCCTGCTACGCAGCCGGGATCGTCGACGCATTCAACGTCGATCTTCATTTCGGCCAGACCGCCTCTGAACATCTTTGTTGCGTCGCCGAACTTCGTGACGTCGATCGTCGTGGCCGACACCGATGACGAAACGCTACGAGCGTTGTCGATGCCGCTGACCGTAAAATCTTTGCCGAGATCGGGCATGAGAGATCCTCCGAGAGTGTGTGTATCTGATCAATTTAGAGCGGGGCCAGAAATGCCGTAGGGCCTCACTAGCCCTTCAAAGCGTCCTTGAATTTTTCGTGGACTTTTGCCAGTTTTTTCACCATCGCTGGGCTGTTTTGCATGAATGGTCTGGCTGGATAGCGGGCGTTTTTCGTGGTGTCTGTGCGTTCCCAGTGCCTGCTCTGGATGGCTTTGTGATTCCAGATGACCGCTCCCATCACGTAGCCGCTAGCACCTGCACGGTCTCGGGCCTTCTTGCCCTTCTTGGAGGCGTAGGCCCTGCGGGCCTCGCCCACTCCGACGCGATACATCGTCAGGTTGAGACTCCCACCGAACTCGTGGAGCTGATTCAGCCAGGGCGATCGGTAGACGCCCACGACAGCGCTCTTTGACGCAGCGTCGTAGTAGTCCGCAATGTCGTTGTACATCCATCTCCTCGGTGACCAACTCTTCACTGGGCTGCCGGGAGGGCGAGCCTTGCCACCGCTGACGATCGTCATGTCGCGGTAGAGGCCCTGTTTGTATGCGACGACGGCCTTTGCCCCCGCCGCCTTATTTCCCGCCGCGGTGCGAGCTGGGGCAGCCTGCCCGATCGACCGCTTGGCCTGCTCCTTGAGATCGAGGCCGATCTTTCGCAGCGCCGCATAGTTGCCCTTCTCCAAGAGCTTGATGACACGCTCTGAGTCAAACGACGCCTCCCTCACCTTGATCGTGAGCTGGAATCTCGGCGTACGATCGACATAGGGAGCACGCATGGCGACCTATCGGAAATAACGGTAGGTGGCTGTGACGACTGCCCGCCAGACATTGCGGTCCCGCAGAGCCTCGTCTGGATCGATCGCGATCGTGACGGCCACAGGAGTGCCGCTGCCCGCAGGCCAGCCCGAGGAGTCCCATGTGTGGTTGCGGACGGCGTCGCCCACCTCTTCGGCCAATGCGAACATGGCATCGGCATCGGCGTCGGTCTCGACGTGCCTGCCTACGAAGATGTTGAGCTGGTAGTCGATCTGGAATAGCAGACGATTAGCCCGAGTCATCTCCACGCTGCCGGGAGTGACCGCTATCACTGCGCTTGCGAGATCTTCGACGGCGTAGCTGGGCCAGTTTGTACGGCTCACTGCGGGCGTCAGAGAAAATGTCTCGGCGTCTAGGCTGGCGGCCAATGCGTCTGCCAACTCGATCAGGGGGCTAGGCATGAGTGGCTCCGAGGATACGTTCCATGGCTGCGACATTGGCCGCTAGGCGTGGATCGTCTGGGCATCTTCGCACCGCTTCTCTTGCGTGTGTGAGGGCCTCGGGTCGTTGGCCCAGCTCCCAGAGCGAGACTGCCAACAGGTCGACAGCCCTGTCCCGAGAGGCGGGATCGGTCGCGTGTGTGCCTGTGGCAGTGGCTGCGATGGCACGTCGAGCGTGGCTCTCGGTGTCTGCCCACTCCCGAGCGAAATAGGATTGCAGCGCTAACTGCTCGTGGGCATCTGGCTCGTCTGGGGCCTCTCTGGCTGCGGCCACGAGCTGGCCCACGTCGCTGGTCAGGCGAGCCAGACACCGACGAGCATAGGCCCGCTCGGTGACTGTGCCGCCGGCCATGGCTAGGTATTCGGTGAACACGCCCACCGCCTCTGGCATCGCTGCGTAGTCGAGTTCGCGAGCCAGATACCACCGAGCCCTGGCGTCGGTCGGGGCCTCGGCCACTGCCACCCGCAGGAGCGAGAGATCTGTGGAGTGGCGTTTGCCAGCGTCTCGGAAATGGTGGATCTCCATCCCCTCGGCGATCGCCTGTCGCTTGGCGACGGCCCACGAGATCAGCCCCTCGTGTGTGGCAGCGCTCCAGCGGTATCCGCTGCGAGCGTGGACACGATCGCAATAGAACACGCAGCCCTCCCGGCCATCCTCTCGCCAGCTCCAGACGTAGCGATAGGCGAGGCTGTTGACGCCATCCACCCACGCTCGCTCGATGGCCTCACGCCAGCCGGGGAGGATGCGCTCGTCCAGATCCAACCGAACCGCTACATCCAGATCCGCAGGGAGGTGGTGGAGCGAGAGATTGTGTGCGTCATCCCAGCGCCATGGGATCACGTTGCCTGTGGCGACGGTGACGCCAGCCCGAGAGAGGATGCCAACGGTGTCGTCTGTACTGCCGGTGTCCGTCACGACTCGCACGTCGGCATCTGAGCAGCTCTCGGCCCATGCCTGGCAGTGCTTGGCTTCGTTCTTCGACAGGGCGTAGACGCCAATCCTGAGCCTCATGTGAGCACCGCCGCCTGACGCAATCCGTCGTTGATCCAGTCCACAGAGCGCCTGCGATCGGTGGCAAACTGCACGACCGCAGCCTTCACCTGGGCATTGTCGCAGTCGTCGGCGAGGATCGCTGGCACATGAGCCACTAGGCACAGATCTGCCAAGGCCCCGGCAAACGAATGATCCCCATCCACATGGGCAAAATCAGCAGGGGGCAAACTCTTGACGGCGTGGCTATCCACGATGATCAGGCTGGCGTCGATGGCCCACCTATCCACGACGCTCTGCCAGTGTGCCAGGCATTCGAGGCTATCCTCATCCATCGCCCCATCGATGCACAGGTAGCGAGCGTCTGGGGCCACGGTCGAGAAACACGCGAGAGAGTAGCCGCAGCGAGTGCCGATCTCGATCACTCGGCGAGGCTTGAGGTCGGCCACGATTGCGGCCTTGTGGAAATAATGATTCTCGACCCGCTCGTCCAATGCGAACCAATCATGCGGACGCCAGCAGTCCACCAGCGTCTGGGCGATCTTGGCTCGCAGTGTGGATTTCATAGAGCATGGTCTCGACGTCGCTGCTGCTGATCTCGACAGTCCACGCCTCGGCATCGCGAACGCCGAAGCTGACGACCACACGATCACCCGAGACCGCGAGGCCCGCTGCAAACTCGATCGCCTGCTTTTCTTTGAACGCAAACAGGGGCGACATCTTTCGCAGCGTGAGGCTATTGTCGATCCAGACGAGGCGATGTTCGTAGGCCCTCTTTCCATGGATGTGGGCCACCTCGTGGATGCACGCGAGATACCCGCCATGGAATGGCACGAGTTGGCTGCCACCCCGAAATCCCTTGGCGATCGTTGGGGAGGCCGCCCCCCTGGCTAACACCCACGACCCATCTGGCATTGAGTCGATCGACACAGTGCGGCCAGCGTGGCAGCAGGAGTAGAGCCAGCCCCCACGGTCCTCGATGGGCATCCAGTTTTTCTCGTGCTCTTGTTCGCCGAGGCCGTCTGCGACTTCGAGGTTTGAGAGCGTCGCGGTCTCTATATCTAGGTCTGCCGTGCCGATGCGACACCGGCCATCGAATCCGCTCACGTTACGCACAGTGGCAGATACGCCGAGCTGGTCGCCCATGCGACGCAGGCGACAATCTTCGAGGCCCCAGACAGGGTATCCCGAATGTGGGTACGTCGGGCCTGTGATGGTGCGAGCGTCCAGAATGTCTAGCTCGCTTGAGAGTCGGACGAGGATGTTCTGGGTCTTGATGACGCCGCCGTCGATAGCGGGCATCTCGTAGCGGCCTTGAATGATGGAGTAGTTGCTACTCCTCACGATCGCGAGGAACCCGTCGCCGTGCGAGATAATCGATGGGTTGAAGAGACTCCACCCATCGCCTGCGGGCTCGATGTCGAACCGGCGAAACGTGACGCCAGCCAGCTCATCGAGCGACGGCGTGTAGAACGTGCGATTGGTTCTGGCCGTATCCTCGACGCCATCCGGCAGGGAGTCCATCGAGAGAATCCGATCGCAGGCACGCCTGCCCGTTGCAAATTCGCCAGCGTAGTAGGAGTGGATCGCCAGCGATTGGAGGTGGGAGAGCATGGGGGCTTAGACTGGATCGGTGAGCGGTACGGCGGGGACGGAAAAGGCTGCGCCGTATACGTGTGCGCCCTTCACGATGCGAACCTCATCGATGTAGCCATTGAAGAAATCCCCCGAGTGGCTCTGCCCGATACGGCAGGGAGTGCCGCTGCTAAGGTTGTCCGAATTTGTTTGCGTATCCAGTAGCGCACCGTCTAGGAATAGCCGGAGGTCTGTACCCTGCCGAGTGCAGGCCAAGTGATACCAAACGCCAGTCGCCGCCGACCAAGCCCCTTGGGCTAAATTCGACACGTAGGGAACACCAAAATACAAAACACTGGAATAGTAATAGAGCGACCAGCCATTGCTTCCGCTGCCACCCTTGTTCACGAGTGCGACGCCATCGGCGATTGCGTTGAATCGAATCCAGCCCTCGACACAGAAGTCTCCTGTGCCAAGGTCGAGCGAACTGCTGGAGATCTCGATATAGTCACCAGAGCCGTCGAACAGGGCAGACGCACCACCGAACACGCTTTGAGCCGTGCTGATTTGTGCATCGCCGTTGGGGCCGACAATGAGCCCCTGCGACGAGCTGTCGGTAAACACGGTAGACGCATTCGCGCCGTCCATGTGCAAGAGCAGGGCTACGCCTGTCGTGAACACTGGCGGTATGACCTCCACGTTTGCAACGTCGGCAAACCAAAGCGAATCAGCCGCCGAGTACGTCGCCCGTACGAACGTCCGGTAGTCTGTGGCGTTTGTGATCGAGCCCGATACGATAGAGAACTCAGCGCCGAGCGTCACGACCTGAGCAGCGGTGCGAGTGATTCGCCACAGGATCGTTTGCCCGTCTGCCGAGTTGGTCGGGTTGCCGATCTCGGCCGTACCGTTAACCGCGACATCGACTACGTCACAGGTCGCCGCGTCGGTCGCGATCGTCCCCGAGCTTACCCCGAGGTCTACGACTACGGGCAGTTTGCTTTCAAGGTAGGTAGCGTCGCCAAACGTCAGACGCTTGCCGGCTGCGAGCGTGAGCGACGAGTCGCACAGGATCGAATAGTTGGTCGCGCCCGCGCTGGTTGAACTGCTAAGATGCCCGCCCTGCCAATTGAGCTCGTACCCGACTGCACACACGAGAGAGATACCGTTCGAGCCGCCTGTCGAGTTGTCGAACGAGCCGACGCCGATGTTCTGCCCGCCCGTCCCGAACAGGATCGCCCCTGACATTGTTCCGCCGGCCAGCGGTAGTTTGTCGCTGGAGTCGCCGCCGCCGCCCGTCGGGCCGGTATCACCCGATGGCCCTGTCACAGTAGACGCATCGCCCGTCGGCCCCGTGACGCTCGCCCCCGTAGGGCCGGCGATCCCGCTCCCCACAAGATCCCAGGCGTAGCCCGTCCACTTGTACGTGCGGCCGCCTGTGGTTGTCTGATCGTCGATCGCTGGGCTGCCGGGGAATGTGAGTGCCATCGTTGGAGTCCGTCCTAGTGTGCGTAGTCGTTGAAAATGTATTGCCAGTTTGTGCCGTCAAAAATCAGCGTCGCATTGCCGCGAAACGTGCCAGAGAATCCGCTCTCAATTGTCACGACCCCGGTGGCAGTCGTGGTCTTGACGTTGAGCACCTTGGTCCAGTCGGTGGTGGTGTTCTTGATCACCAGATCAAAACCATTGGAGACGCCAGTGGGCAGCGTCACATCTCGATCCACTCCGTCCGGGTCAATCCATTGGTAGAGATCGCTCACGCTCGTCAGCACGACAGTGCCTGTGGCAGTGGTGAGCGAGATACCGCCTCGACTGCCTGCGCCTGTGGGGCCTGATGGTCCTGTAGGTCCTCCGCTAGGGCCGGTGACTCCCTGCTCTCCTTGCACTCCCACCTCGACCCACACGCCAGCGTAGCGAAGGTAGTAGCGTCCGCTGGAATCATCCAGCCAGAGAGCGCCGTCGAGGATCGCAGCCGGAGCTGTTGGGCCAGTCGAATAAAATTCCTGATTGCCCGTGCTGCCCGTGGGGCCTGTGTCGCCAAAACCGTTGGGGCCTGTGCTGCCCGTGGGACCAGTCACGGTTGAAGCTGCGCCTGTGGGACCTGTCCCCTGCGGGCCAGTCCTACCCGTGGGACCAGTGATAAAAGACGATGGGCCTGTCATTCCCGTCGCACCCGTCGGGCCAGATGGGCCGCTGGAGACATCGATGCCAGCACCCCATCCGGTCACAGCGTCTTTTGGCCCGTAGAGATACTTGCCAGTGGTGTCCAGGTAGAGATCACCAACGCCACCAAGGATGCCTGTCGGCGCACCGCTGCCTGCGAGAACTGGTGACCCACCTGTGGGAAGAGAAAAAAATGGCATCTAGATCACGCCCCTGGCTGAAATCCGAACTCGATCCATACGCCGGAGTAGCGGACGTAATATTTTCCAGTCTCTGTATCGATCCACGCCTCGCCGTCGTTGGCCGACGCCGGAGCTGTGGGGCCTGTGGCGTAGACCTGACCGCTACCGATTGCGCCGGTCGGCCCTGTCACTGTAGATGCAGCACCTGTGTCACCCGTAGGGCCTGAGACCGTAGAGCTGGCTCCCGTGGGTCCCGTGACCGTTGATGCTGCGCCCGTGGGACCCGTAACCGTCGACGCAGCCCCAGTCGCGCCCACGCCACCCGCAGGGCCGGTCACAGTCGAGCTGGCCCCCGTCGGGCCTGCCACTCCAGCCGAGGTGAAATAGGTTCCGATCTGTGAGATCGCGACACGCTTGGTAGCCGAGTTGGACGACACGATCAATAGATCCGTGCCGGTGACACCCGTGATAGCTGGTAGCTCGGAGACTCTTGTTTGTGTGGGCATCAGTCAACCGCCAATGGGACTACGATCTCGTCTCCGGCCTCGGTCACGATGTACGCTATGTCTCGATCTGTCTGCTGCGTGTGGATCCGCACCATCGCCTGGAATGCATCCGCGAACCGATACGGCGCCACGCCCCGAGGGCTCGACACCTCGTAGAACGTAGCCACCTCTCCGAGCGTTTCGACAATCACATCGCCTCGCACAGGCAGGCCGTAGGGCAGCTCGCTGGTGGATAGGATGTAGTCGCGACTCTCCCAGAGTTCCTGCACGCCACTCTGATTTTGGCTCTCAAAACTGGACGCACCGATCGTGGCTGTGATCGTGGCCGTGTTAGCGCCACGCTTGTAGGCACAGAGCGTGCCGGCAGAAGCCTTGAGCTGGCCGGCCAGCCACGCCGCACCAGTTCTAAGCACATCTGCCATCGTAACTCCACAGACCCACACAGCTCTCGCGTCGCGCCATATTGCAGCGACGCGAGAGCATGCGGACTTATCAGAACTAGGCGCCCGGATTCAACTTCACGTCGACCAGCAGATCACCACTGGCAACAGCGGCGACGGCAAAGCCAGCAACGACCCCGGTCGAATTGTCGCAGGCCACGCCAGCAGTCGCGTGGTAGTACATTTTCTGACCTTGGGTCACGGCAAAACCGCTCACCTTCACGAAACGAAACACGCCCTCGACAGCGACTTGGCCCAGTGCCGAAGCTGCGATCGGACGAGTTGCGACACCGAGCAGCGGTCCCATGACCACCACATCACCAACAGCCAGCGCGCCCGATGGCGTGTGGTCAACGTATTCGCCGTCTTGGCGATAGAGAGCTGTACCCATTTGGAAATCCTCCGAGAAAGTGTGAAAGAAAAAGGATGCAAAAAATCCTACCGTCGGCAGCTTGAGCACTGCCGACGGTAGTGAAACAACAGACTAGGAGACGGCCATCTTGTACGCGCCCTTGCTCTCGGCTTGAGCACAGCCGAAGTCGAAGTAGCCACGCATCTGGATGCCGAGCACGTTGAAATCGGCGTCAGCCGTTTCCACCGTTGGGCTGCGCTGACCATTCAAAAACGCGACCTCCATCGCGGGCAGATCCTGGGGATCAGCAGCCAGCCACCAGCTCGTCGCCGAGGACAGGTAGCTTGAGCTCACGACGCGATACCGACCGGCGAGCACGTTCTGTGCGACGTTGGCCGTGGTGTTGCCACTGATCAGCAGGCTTGAGCCCATGATCTCGGCAGCAGCGATCTCCAGATCCACAGGGACCAGGATGATCGCAGGAGCGATCGCCAACGGATTGCCGTCGGTGTCGGTCTGCTTCCGAAACGCAGTCACAGCCAACTTGAGCCCAGCGATTGCCAGTGCGTTGCCAGCACCGGCACTGCCGGTGGCGAACGTTGCAGCGGAGAACGCAGCCCAGAACACCTTGTTGAGCTTGATGGCAGCCCCACGACCGATCCGCGATGGGATGGCCGAGAGAGCACCAAGATCGTCGTTTACCAGATCGGTTCTGGTGATCGATGACATGATGCCGTACGTATCAGCAGACAGCGTCCGCTTCTCGTCCGATGCGCTGGCCGACTTCAACTCGCCGCCAGGGGCGACCTTGTCGAAGTCGAAGCCACCGTTGAGGCGGTAGCTTGTGACCGACTTGAAATCGTTCACGCTGCGGACACTGCTGATCTGGTCCCAAGTCGACTCGACGGCGCTAAAGCCGTTGAGCAGGAACTTGCCGTACGTCGCAGACAGGATGTCGGCGATCGTGTGGGTGCTCCATGCGGCCTGCATGACGGGGCGAAGATTCGCACCGTTCAAACGGGTCGATCCGGTGTAGCCCTGATCCTGAGCAGCACGCACCAACACCTCTCCGAGGGAGGTGTGTCGGTAGTCACGAGCAGCAGCTTCGAGCGTTGGCACGTCGAAATGCTTCTCGATGTTTGGCAGATTGCACTGCATGGCAAACGCTGCCTCGATAACCCGCGCCGTCGGCACAGCCGGCGTGTTTACGTGGATCGCGGGAGTAAGCCGCTCGTCGCGAGTCGCGATGATCTTTTCCATTTTCTCGACTTTCTGAGTGAGTTCCTCGATCAACTTGGTCGAGTCGGAAACGATTCCCGCCTCAACTGTTTCAGCGATGGGCTCTACGGCGACGACCGCCGTAGCTTCCGAAGAGGCCAAAACCTCTTCGGGCATTTCGTTGGCTTCCGCCATAAAAATCTCCTCCGCATCTGCGGCTATTGATACCGACGTTGCGTCATCGGCTCCCAGGGTGACAAAAGAAACCTCTCGCAACTTGGAGGCTTTCACGATTCGAATTGGTCCGTTGAAAACTTGGCCGTTGACGGTGACCGATTGGTCTGCCGGTACTCGCTGATGTCGCATGACGTCAGCCCCGACCGACGCCTGCCAGGCGAACCCCTTGTCGGCCAGCTCGACAACACGCCCCGAGGCGTCGTTGGATGCGAGGATCTCGCCCTCGACGTAGAGCCTGCCATTCTCCGCTCGGACGCTGGTCGTCTGGCCGAGGATCGAGCCGATCTGGTAGTCGTGGCCCAAGACGATGGGGATACGCTGGTTGAACTTCATCCCGGCTAGATCGATCACGATCGGCTCGGCTGACCAGTTCTGCTTGATCGCGGCTCCGGTGTATGCCTCGATCGCGAACTTGCGAGGGCCGACAGTCTCGCCCTCGACGGCCTTGGCCGCAGCGACGAACTCCACAGAAGATTCGATTTTGAGAGAGTTGATGTTCATGGTGTTTTTCCGAAGGTGATAAATGCGTCGGAGGTGGTGTCCCACTCGTCCCCGAAATCAAGGATGAGAAAATTCATGGGGTGGCAGCCTGTCGTGGGAATGGGGCAGGGGGCGGGGCCGCCATGACGCCAGCGACGATCTCTGCGACCGCTGTATCGGGGATGCTTGGGAAAGCCGAGCTGATCATCGACCTCGTGCCGGCTGGCGTCAGAACGCCAGCGGAGAGGTTCTGGATGATCGCGATGAGCCCCGTGATCTGCGCCCCATTGAGCGACACGTCGGCGACCTGCGTCGTGGCTGCGGATGCCAGCTTGCCGATTTCTTTTTTCTGTGTCGGATCTGCTGAGTCTTCGGGCAACGCAGCCTGATCGTCAGGTAGACCAGCAGGGCCAACAGCGACGGCAGCCGAGAGCCCGAGTTCTCCGATCAGCGTCCGCTCGGCTGCGATCTGTCGCAGTTCCGTCTCCCAGTTTTTCCCCTGCTTGGCGTACTCATGAGCGAGGGAGGTTGTCAGCGTCTCTAGCCTCGTGCGGGCTGCCTCGGCCTCCTTGCTGGGGTCGACGTGTTCGCGACCATCCCACACCCACGACCAATTCCACTCGCTGATCGGAGCCATCGAGCCGGGTACGATGCCCAAGAGCGACGCCTCGGCGACCCATGCACCGAGCATGCGGTCGAGCATCCCACGCTCCAGCTCGTCGCGGTACACACGCACAGTGGCAGCGTAGATCTGGTGATCCATGCGGCCCGAGGCGTAGTTGTACGAGCTGCTGTCGAGGGCGGCGACGTTGTAGGGCAACTGCATACAGCGCCCGATCTCCGACACGATCTCACGCTTGAAGGCTTGGTAGGTGTTGGTGGGTTGCTCGGCCTTGAGCTGGCTGATGTCCCAGCCCTCGGGCAGCGTCACCATCGATCGCTTCTCGATCGCCATCTCGCTGAATGCGTCGACCTCGTCAACCTCCGCAGCCGGTGAGTTGCTGTGCAGGAACGCCGCAAAATCTGCGGCGGTCTCCGCTGCTGCGATCACAGCCTCGGTGTAGCGCCGCATGGCTGCGAATAATTTCAACGCAGGCCCCACCTCGGGGATGCCCCGATGCTGGCCGGCACGCTGTGGCCGGAACCAGTGGACGATCTGCGAGGCGGGGATGCGTGTGTATTCGGTGACGGTGGAGATCGAATTGCTGCCGGGGTGGTAGCCGAGTAGCTGGTAGCCGGTGACGTTGCCAATCGTGTCGAACTCTAGGCCGTCCACCGTCGAGCCCTCTGGCGTCACGTTACGCGAGCTGGCGAGGATCGCCGATGGTGTGGCGATCATCTCCGCTTCGAGAAGTCGCACGTCGAGTTGGACGCCATCGTAGGCTGGATTCGATATGAACATGGCAAACGCTTCGCCGTCGACCACGATGCTCTCACGCATTGTGCGGAGCTTGTTCGGCAAATTGATCTGCCAGCCCCAATCGAAGAATGCCCGCTCGATCTCTCGGTCGATCGTGGAGTCGCCGCTGTTGAGCTGGAGCCGTGGGCCTGTGCCGATCAGATCGTTTGCCAGTGTCGAGGAGATGCCAGCCAGGTACGAGTTGTTGGCTCGCTCGTAGCGGGCTCGGTTGCGCAATGTGCGTCGCACCATCGGCGAGCCGGCTGCGTCAGCGGACATGGCATCAGAATTCTGCCAATGGCGATAATCGTCGCCCTTCTCAGCACTGTCGAACTTGGCACGCACATGGACGGGCATTGCGACAGATGGTCGCCGTTGTTGCCCGAACAGAGCGGAGATGAGCCCCATGTCTAGATCGTGCCTGGTGGTGTGAGGCGGTTGAACCGGAGACCCCGTCGGGTGTTCGTCGCAGTTGTGGTGGCTGCGTTTTTCGAGGCGATGTAGCGATCGGCCTCGATCATTTTGGAGATGTCCTGGGCAGTCACCTCGCCTGCGTCGGTGCGGACGCTGGCGGGGCCGATGGCCGTGGACTCAATCGCATCTTTGATGACGTCGCTCATGCCACAGAAACTAAGACATGAGCGAGAGATCCCGTAGGGCCTCTTGACTGACTGTCACCCACTCAGCGCCTTCTCGTGAGTATTCCACGACCTGCCGACACCCGAGACGCTCTGCGATCGATGTGGTGCTCGGAGAGAACACAGCCACGGCCCGACCCTTGTCGATCCTGCCCGACGACACCAAGACGCCTGCGAGGATGCTGCCTCGACCATGACCCCGGTGGCGAGGGTCCACGAACAGCTCAAGGGTTTGGAGCTCTCGCCAGATGTGGGATGCGGCCCAGCCGATGCATGCACCATCGAGTTCCCAGATCGCCAGCGGTGTCGAACTGGAGGACACGCCTTCAAGCATCGACGCCACCTCCGCTTGAAACTCCGACCCGTCTCGGGTCAGCCGGTGGATGATCGCTAGAGCGTCCCGTGGGGCGAGACCGTCGACGCTGGTTAAACTGATCGTGTTCACGATTGCCTCTTGATTGTGATGACCTTACGCCCACCTGTGGCCGGGATCTCCGCTTTGCGTCTGCGACGACCTCCAGCCTCGGATGCACTCGGTGAGATGCCGGTAACGCTTGCGGCCACCGTCGCACCCACGAGACAGTCCCACCAGTGATTCTCTCGGCCTGCCAGTTTCCATTCGTCCACGACACGCCCTCGGGCCTCGGTGCGTACTGGGTATTCACTGGTGAGATGCTCGAATAAAAGATCGTGTTCGCCCGAGTGAAACGCGAGGGCCTCGGGGTCGCCGAGAGCCAGACGCAATCTCGCGGATACGAACGTCTTCCAAAAATTCGTGTCGTAGATGCACGACCGAACGTCGGCGTCTCCGAGTCGACCGATGCGCCAATTCAATCCGATGCGATCGCCTCGGTGTTTGGACTTGTCGCCGAGCGGTTGGCTCGATGCACCGATGCCTCGACCATGGCTCGGGATCACAGTGGCCGAGAATGGCGATCGCTTGCAAAACGTGCGGACGACTTGAGTGCTCTGGCCCCAGTTTGCATCGACCATGAGCTGCGAGATACGCATCGACACCCCATCCTCGCGAGGCCACTCGCGGCCCATCAGATCCTGCGAGAGGTGGTCGAGCCCTGCACGTAGAGACCCCTCGAAGCCAGCGCCATTGGCCGCCAGTGCCAGTGTGCGTTTCGCCCTGCCAGCCTCAAAGAAATTGACTGCCTGATCGGGGTACGTGCCGTAAGCGACGATGTGGCCGCCGAAGGAATCGCTCCACGAGGCCACGAGCCAGAACAACAGCTTCTCCTGCACGTCGACAAAACAGGTGAGCGCATTGTGGCCGCTCGGGATCGTGCCGCGAGGGACGTTGCTCGCTCGCACCTTGAGCGCCACCTTGCTGAGTTTGTCGGATGAGATGTCGTCGGCGAGAGGTTGGTTTTGATACTCCGAGAAAAACGCACTCTCTCCACGATCGATCCTGAGATTCCAAGCGTGTTGGATCGCGGTCAACTCGTCGGTGTTCTTTCGCTCGGGCCATGCCACCTGTGCGCCGAGATCCATCGCCGCCTGGTTGGTGGCGTAGAAAGCATCGGCGAGGCTGCCGCCCTTGCCCTCGCGCTGCCCCTCTCGACGTAGCTCGCCGTACTGGCTCCACAGCTCCTCCGCTGTAGGCCACTGGTAGACGAGCTTGGTCCGCTCTCCCTGCCATGCGGGATGCTTGTGGCGATCGAGCAGACGATCAGCAAGGTCATCGGGTCTGATGACCGTCACAGTACACAGGCCGCTGATCTTGTTCGCCGGCCCAGCCAGTCCGAGGATCGCACCGGAGAGCACTCGCTCGCGGGCAGCTACCTGCGATGGGCTATTCGCGGCTTCGTCAGTTTGTGGATCATCGATTAACACGAGGCTCGGACGCACAGCGCTGCCATCGGGCCTCGTGTGCTTGATGCCTCTGATGCGACCTGTGATGCCAGAGACACGCACCGCCGCACCGGCAGACGCAGCACCGGGAATCCACGGCAGCGTGATCTGGTCGGCGCTCCACTGGATGTGGGTCGGTCGATCCTCGGAGGTCTGCCCTCGCACGCGAGCCGTGATCCCTTCGAGGGCTCGCACTGGATAGCAGGCCGCAGGATGGTCCGCTGCTAGGAGGTCGTTCTGGCTGAGGTGGCTCTTGATCGCATCGAGCATCTGGCAGGCGATCGCCTGGTCGCTACCAACCAGCATGACGAAGGGTCGATGGCCGTAGAGCATCGCCCACAGGCAGGCCCACTCGCAGAGCGTGCTCTTGCCCGAGCCTCGCGGCATGGCGAAGGCGAACAGCTCGCCACGCAAGACGGCGCTCTCGATCTTGGTGATCGCGAGGATGTGGTCAGGCGACCAAGCGAGAGGGAACGACTCGGCTCCGTAGACCTCGCAGAATCTCTGGAAACTTTTGCCACACTCGTTGAGCCTGGCGATGTCTTCGACTGGTGGGATCGGGCCGATGTCTCGACCGGCTTTGCCCATCGCACGAGACGCTTCATTCGTGCGACGCTTGATGTCGTCGTAGCGAGCCTTGGCTTTTTCGGTGCGTGTTTTCTGATCGGTGCGTGTTGCCATTTTTAGCCTAATAACAAAACGCGAGACCCTTCGCTAAAAAACACGGCAAACTACGTA